CCTTATTTAGTAAGGTCTTCTTCCAATGGCACTTCAGAAGGTTTTAGCCATTGCTATTCTCCGTCTACGGCTAATGTTTTTGGCATTTATGGTGCAGTGCCTATTAATGTGCAAATTCGCATTAGAAATGCTGCGGGCAATTTTGAAGATGCCGTTAATGGTGTGCAAATGTCAGTGGCCAAACGAGGTGGTTACACGGCTCGTGAGACCATCCCAATTAATACTGATGTTGTTGTCCGATTGTTACAAGCCTCTAGCGCAGACGAAGGACTTGCCCCGGAAGAGGCAAAAGATTCAAGGCGGGTATTGGTATCAGTTTTTGACAATTCTGGTGTGTTTAAATTTGGCTCAACTAAATTAAAGGCTATTTCAACAAATCGTGGAGATATTGTCGATGGAAGAATGATTATTAATTTAAAGGCAATCGAACAAGGCCGGGCGCATTCTGTTAATTATGGAACAATTACGGCAGAAGGAGTTGATTTTTCCAATGCCATTGCTAACACGCCAACAGGAAAAAAGCGAAGAGCATGGGAAGCGGCAAAGAGCGTCACAAATGACTTATTGAGTCAAGATGCACGTCCTGAAATTAATAGCGCCCAAGCATTGTTAAGCGATGGGCGCCTTTATAGCTATGGCATTACGGGATATGGCACTCATCAAGAAAGAAGGAAGCGCTTGGTGGGTTTCCGTGGCTACTCAGCATGGGAATACTACACCGCTACCGTAACAACGCCTAATTATGGCTACATCTTTCAAAGAAATATAACAAGCGAAGAAAGAAATGCTTTGCAATCTTACATTTCGCTCAATCCCATTGTTGGGGACGAAGCACTTGCAGGTATACAAGCAGATTTATTTTACACCAAAGCGCTTGTCCGCATTGAAGAAGCCTCTTATGAAACAATTTCACCTTGTAATCTTGTTGATTTTTCTTTAAAGGCTCGCGTATTTAAGCGGGTTAGTGGGCGTCAAGAAGAATATGGCTCTAGCAGGGTTGGAAGTGGTTACAAAAGTGCTGATAATGGCTTAAAATATCGCTCAATGATGTTCTTGATTAAAGTTAAAAGACCACAAGATTCTTCGTATACCACCGCTCCCGCAATTTTTGTTGTACGTCGTAGTGCTGACATTGAAAACTATATTTATCTGCGCTTTCGTAGTGGCACTTCTGGAGCAACTAATGCACAACAATGGCAATTTAAATTTGAGCCCGTTTACGACGTTGCCTCTGAAATTGTTTCTAAGCCACAATTGGCAAATAGTGCTGGTGAAACGATTTATTGTTATTTAGAAAATACCGGCAATGAAGCAAGTCTTGCGCTAGGAAGCAATATATATACTGGGGCATTTTTTGATTTCATTGGCACAGTACGCACTTCTGTACTATTTCCAGCAGTCAACGAACAACCTGCTGGTCTGAATGAATGGGACGTGTTTAGCAATACTTCTGATTCGCAAATTCAGTTTTCGTTTGATAATGGCCCAGAAATGTCATTGGCGGCAGTCACTGAACAAATCATTGATCCTTACAGTAATTATTCGGGGCTTTATGACAATATTTCGCTGATTGGCCTCAATATGTATTCAGGCAAGAGCGTACAAGACTTGCGCTCGTTTAGCGTTTTTGCCGAGCAAGGACGCTTGTCGCGCCTTCTCCGCACTTCAGGCACTGTTGGCGGCATTGGATGGGGACAGCCGGGTTTCCAATATTTGTCCGACACTGCCAATGGCTATGCCAACACTGCCCCTGATATTTTTGTTGATACTGTTTTAGACGTGCAAGATGGCATTGGTCGCCATGCCTCCATCCATTCCATAGATCTTGAACAATTAGCCAAGAGCAAGAAATTCTGCGAAACCAATTCATTGTTTATGGACGGCATTATTGCTGAGCCATCTTCATGGAGGCAATTTTGGGCACAATTTGCAGCTTTTAGTTTGTTGGAACTTGCCAAGGTTGGAGGACAGGATGTTTTGATTCCGGCTGTGCCGTATGTGCCCACCACTGGTGCTATCACTCGCACTATTCCCATCACTGCATTGTTCAATCAAGGAAATATTATCGAGGAGTCTTATAAGGAAGAATTTATTGATTACGGCGAAAACACGCAAGACATGATTGTGACAGTCATCTATCGCAAAACTGACAACACTGGAGTGTTCAATGTAAATACAAGCGTGGATGTACAGCTTGCTGACACTGTGGAAGAGAGCGCTGCTCGCAAAACAATTGACGCTTCTGCTTTCGTCACCCGTAGAGACCAGGCTATTAAGCTTGGTAAATTTTTATGCAACAGCAAGCGCTATTCGCAGAGAGCTTGTGAATTTAAAACATTCCCCACTGATAGCCCAGTGTTTCCTGGGGCTTATGTCTATGTGGAACTGGCGCATAACCAGTGGGATGGCATCTATACGGGCATCATTGAAGATGGTGGTTTTTTGAACATGCCCATCACTGCTTCCATCCCCAACGGTTCTTCCTATTCAATGCTTATTTATTCGCCTGATGGCGGAGCGTCTTCCACTCAGTCTTTTACTGGCGTGACCATTGGAAACAATCGGGCAAGCATTGCAGGCAACACCAATGCCTTCCAAAACTACGTGGGCAAGCTTTTTGTAGTTGGCAGAGTGGTTAATAATAAGCGTATTTTCCGCGTGACGGAAGTGCAAATGGATGAGGAGGGAGAGGTGACTGTACGCGGCGTGTATCACGCCACTGATGCCAATGGCCTGTCATTGATTTCCCGTGGCATCGCACAAAACATTTCTGGACTGTTCTTAATTGATGGACGACCAGAATAGACTATGTATAGAATGTAATTATTACTGATCAAAGACCATGGCATTTTATACGGGGCGCTCTGGCAGCCTTTCATTTGGCACCACTGATAGCACTTCTCCGTCTAGTGCATTAACAGCCCCGTCAAATGTTCGGGAAGTTGCCAAAATTCGGGATTGGTCGCTGGATACGACTGTTGAACTCATCTCTACCAACTCCATCGACAGTGGCGTCAATACATTTACGCCCGGCATTAAAGGGGCCACTGGTAGCGCCACGCTTATTTACTATCGGCTAGAAGGCAATGAATCAACAACAAAGTTTTCGTTTGTTGATTTATTGACCAATAGCATCATGAAGACTGGCAATATCACTGAAGCAGATCGTTTGTTCTTTGATCTTAATACTGGTGGCGGCGCTTCGGACGATATTAAGTTTTGGGGCTACATCACTTCCGCCGGCGTGGCAGTGTCTACTGGCGAACTTTCTACTGTTCCCATTCAATTTACGATGGATGGCGATTTCGTGGAAGTGCTGAGCTGATTTTGTGACTTTTTTCGCGGGCCATACTGGTTATATTCGCTTGCGAAGAAATTCGCAAGTGGTATCGTTTACGAGCGAAATTAGTGCTAGTGATGTTAATACTGTTTTAAATAGGCTTGGTTTTCGCGGAAGCTTAGAAAACTTACTCACTGGTGATCGCGTTGTTATTTCAACAACTGATTCGCGTAAGCTGTTGTGTTTTCCCGCGTCAACATGGCCCAACGTATTGCAAGTGCAAGAATCTTTAGCTGCCTATGTCAACGTAAATTTGTATGGCGGCCTTAGATTTTTCCGCACCTTTGAAGATGCAGTGAATAACAATAGAGCTGGCGAGTTGCCTTTGGAAGCTTTTGTTGGCGATCCATTGCCTATCACTATCGAAATTGAAGACACTAATTTTGAAACCTTAGGAAGCATTACTAATTTTGAATTTCAGACAGAACGAGAAGCTATTGAAACCACATCGTTAAACGATAAATTCAAGCAACAATATAGTGCTGGCCTTATCAGCGGAAGTGGCAGCATTGACGCCCTGTTCAATTTGGACGTGGGAGCTTCGCAGGAAACTTCTCTGTTGTTGCTTCAGCTAATTCAGCGCGTGGAAATTGGAAGCGGCTTCAAAGCTGAATTATTCTTAACCAATGAACTGGTGTATGGAAGCGACTTGGATGTGTTTTATTCTTTCGATGCAGTGATAACCAGGGCAGGCGTAGAGGTGGGCGCCGATAGGATTATCAATGTTTCCATGGACTTTTTATCCACTGGTGAAATTCAATTGAAAGTGGGCAAAGCTGAAAGCGAACTGCGCTTGCAAGATGGTGGTCGTATTCTTCTTAAGGAATTTGACGTGGATAGTCTGCTATTGGAAGTGAATGATTAATCGAGAGATGGCAACGGTTAGAATTCTTTTAATGGCATTAATACGGTAAGATGGCAGACCAAACAATTTCGCAGCTAAATCTTCTTGCTGCTGGTTCGCTGGCGGCGAATGATGAACTGCCGATTGTTGATATTAGTGCCAGTGAAACCAAGAAAATTCGTGCTTCTGTTTTAGTTGAAGCCGGCATTGCACTTATTACCAATGGCAGCATTGATTTAATCAAGCTTAATCAAAGCAGTACCACCAAGATTGGCACGGCTGCATTGGCCGATGCGGCGATTACTGCCGCCAAGTTAACCGACAATAGTTCTATTGTTTCGGCCAGCACTTCTCCTGGCGCCAATAACTTCACTGGAAAGGGCTGGTTCCGCTCCACTGATCAGAATCTCTATATTTATTCCGCTGGTTCGTATCAGCAAGTGGTGATGCCCACTGCCGGCATTGCAGACGGTGCTGTTACAACTGTCAAGATTGCGGCCAATGCCGTTACTGATGCAAAAATTCAGAGTGGTGGCCTCACTGCTTCCGGAATTGCTACTGATGCAATTACTACCATCAAAATTCTTGATGGCAATGTAATCACTAGCAAGCTTGCAAACAGTGCAGTTACTGGCGCCAAAATTGCTGCTTCCACCATTGATGCCACCAAGTTTGCGGCAGGAGCAGTAGATACTGCTGCATTGGCTGCTAGTGGAATTACTAGTGTTAAGTTTGCCGCTGGCGCTGTTGATACCACTGCTCTTGGAGCATTGGCAGTTACCAATGCAAAAATTGCTGCTTCTACCATTGAATATGGCAAGCTAAATCTTGCGGACGGCAGTGTTCCAGGCTCCAAGATTACTAGCGCAACAATTAGCGGCCTTCAACTTGCCGCGTCTGCCGTTGGGACCAGCGCCATTGCTGATAGTGCTGTTACGGCTGCAAAGATTGTTACTAGTGGCGTAACGACTGGCAAAATTGACACTAGCGCAGTGACAACGGCCACTATCGCCGCTGGAGCTGTTACCGCCGCGAAGCTTGGAGCAGAAGCCGTTACCACTGCGGCATTAGCCACGAGTGGCATTACTAGCGCAAAATTTGCCGCTGGCGCCGTTGATACCACTGCGCTGGGAAGCGCTGCCGTTACCAACGATAAGATTGCCAACGCCACGATTGCCTATGCCAAGCTCAATCTTTCTGACGGGGATGTTCCTGGCACCAAAATTACTAGCGCCACGATTAGCGGCTTGCAGATTAGCACTGGCGGCGTGCTTACTGCCAATATTGCTGATAGTGCTATTACCAATGCGAAGATTGCATCTGGCACCATTGGCGTAGGGAAGTTCACTGCTAGCGCCATTGATACTGTCAACATTGCTGATGACGCTGTAACACTGGCAAAGATTGCTGATAGTGCAGTGGGCACTGCTCAGTTGGTTGATAGTGGCGTGACGGCCATCAAGCTTGCCAATAGTTCCTCGACAGTGGTGCAAGCAAATGCACCAGTGGCGAATGGTACGTTTACTGGCCAGCAATTCCTCGACACGTCCACTGGCTATGAATACACGTGGAATGGTGCGGCATGGCAGCGTCAAGCAGCAATCAATCAAATTACTTTTGATGATTCCACGCCTCTTACTTTTTCAGTGGCGTATGCAGATAATTTCTCGGCTCAAATTACCACTGGATTGGACAATCAATCCGCCAATCGCATTTTTGCCGGCCCTATTTCAGGATCACCGTCCAGTCCTACGTTTAGGAGTTTAGAAGCTCCAGACTTGCCCTTGGCAACTGCAGGCACTGTAGGCGCTGTGTTGCCTGGTGCTGGCTTGCAAATGGGCAGTCCTGGCACTATTCAACATAGTAATTCCACAACGGCAGGCACATTTGCCGGTGCAATTACGATTGACGCTCAAGGGCATATTGTTAGCGCTAGCCCTTTCATGAGCGCAGATGATGTGCCTGATCTTGATGCAAGCAAAATTACTACTGGCACATTTTCTAGTACTTTCCTTGCTCCTAATAGTGTTACGGCATCGCAACTAGCTGACTATGGCATTGCTCAGGTTAGCGAAAGTGCGCCAACGCCAGAATTTGCTGGTCAGTGGTGGATCAACCCCAATGATCGTTCGGCCTACATCTGGGTAGGTGCAGTGGCTCCTTCTCCGGAAGGCTATTGGCTCAACCTTGGTTATGGCAGCCCCACGCAAATTAACTTACGTTTTGGCGGCACTTATAGCGCTTCTGGCAATTTTGTTCAAAGTATTAACAGCTATGGCATTGAAGCTGGTCTGACCATTGGCCAGCCGCTGTCTAGCCCTAATACCAGTAATAACGGCGTCTATTTGATTTGCACGTCTTCAGGCGTGGGAACAACGCCGGCTCCTAATGAAAATCTTGCTATTGGCAACTGGGTGTTGTCCGAGGGTGTTGGTTCCACTTGGACGAAGATAACGCTTAGTAGTGCCGTGGCTGGCGTTGCCGACCAAGACGTGCTGGTTGACGGCAGCGCCTTAATCCCCGTGGCTTCTGGCGTGGCTAGCCAAGAAGATTTAAATGAAATATTGTGGGCACGAGCACAAATTGCGAATTTAACCACTGCTGGCATTGTTCGTGCATCAACGGAAGTGGCAGTGGCATCTGGCACTGGCGAGATGAGCATTGGCACAGTTGACGATGGCTCTTATTAAAGCCAATGTCGAGGACTGACCAATGCATGATAAGTTTGTCTATGCCGGCAAGGAAATTCCCCCTTATGGAGACAGAGGGCAAGTATTAATTAAAACGGCCTCAGCGTTTTATTACACGGCCTGGGCTGACATTGACCACGTGATTAACGATATGAACGCAGAGATAGACGAAGGCGAATATTATTAGAATGTTGAAGACTTAATCGCCACCTTTTAGGTTTAGGCACATGGCTTCTATTCTTAAGCATCTTCGTTCTTCTACTGCCAACAAGCGTCCCACTGCATCGGGCTTGGCAGATGGTCAGATTGC